TACATTCTTACGAGATTCACCTCTATCAAAAATATTATCTGACATAGCTATTGATAAATACCTAATAGCTATTTTAACGAACGTCGAAGATCAAATTCAAATATAGCACCTTGTAAAAAATTCTTTAACATGAACAGTTCTTCTTGATCTACTTCACCTTGCCCGGTCCATTTCTCTAGTGTCATAGACACAGCACAATGAAGCGCACGTATTGCACGCTCATCAAACTCAGCAGCAATATGTAAGTCGTCCATAAAAAATATTATACCTAGCAAGATATAGTCGCAATTTCTAAAATATCACAAGGCACATTGTCAAAAATATATGGATGTCGATTTACAAGTTGAAGATTATTCTGTTCTAACATGCGACAAAATACTTCAATCGGAGGGATACTTCTTTTATCATATAAGTCATCACCAAAGTATACTTCTAAACAATCAACAGCAACTTCCGAGATAAATAATTTACTTGAAGAATGTAAGTATTTGGTTATTGTGTTATAAAAATCTTCATGAATATGCCAATCAATGTCTGATGGTCTTAAGTCGTCACGCAAGAATCCAAAAGGATGAGTTGCTTGAATATTGCAGTAATTAGGAGGATTTGCAACTACTAAATCAAAACTATATTCAGGAATGCTTTCCATATTATTGCTACAGAAAGGCGAGATATTATATTGGTTGATTTTTTTAGTCGCTTCTACACATGCAACTGAATCAGGATTAATATCACCTGTAACTAAATGCTTGCAGATCTTTTGTTCTAGCAATAAACAACCGATCCAAGCAGGACCGGCACACCATTCAAATGCTGTTTCATAGGAATGTCCTTGTAGAAGCTCAGCAAATATAGGAGCAAGGTAAGTCCCTCCTCCATTTAGGGAGGGCATGCTAATAATTTTTTCTAACCAACTTTCGTATTCCATTAGTGAGTATCAGCCCAAGTTTCACCATGGTCTGCAGCCGCAGTAATAGGAACCCGGAAGTTGTAGTATCTACCTGCTTCAGGTGCAGCAGCAACTAAAAGTTGTTTGACACGATCAACCTCAGAAGGAACAACAGAAAGCTGCTGCTCATCATGTACATAGGCACAGCGAGTGTAATCACGGTTGTACGTGAGTCCTGCTGATTCAAGCATTTGATGGCTAATAACTACCCATCGCTTACTCAAAATTGCGCCTGCACACTGGAGTAAAGCATTGAATGCACTGTGTTCAGCTCGACAGAACAAAGGGCGTCCATCAAGTCCACGTAGCTGCCCAGTAGTACGAACCTTGATCTTGACTGCATCAATTAACGGTTCGAGCCCTGGGATAGCATCAAGGAACTTACGCCGTAGTTCTTGACCAAGAGTTTTCTTCTGTGCATCTGATAATTCAGGTTTGAGGATGTGAGCCAACTTCACATCTCCAGCTCCATAAATAAACCCATAAGTTAAATTTTTGACGATCTTCCGAGAAACAGGAACGTTTGGGGTACTCATCCGATCAGCATTCTGTTGATGGACATCCCCATTGAGAACAATGTCAGCAAAAGCACCCTGGTCATAGGCAGATAGGTAGTGCCCTAATGCCCGAAGTTCTAAGCCTTCTAAGTCAGCTCCAACCATCACCATGCCAGGGTGAGGTACAAACAACTGTCTAGCCCACGGTGCACTTACGACCTGCCCCAAGTTGGGACCACGATGGGCATTTCGGCCCGTAACTGTAGCAAGAGAACAGCTGTGATGAATACATCCATCATCAGCAATAGTGTTAAACCAAGAGTTAGCACCCTCACTCAGCTGCCCTAACCACTTCTGTAGCGTAAGCAGCCGGATAAACATCTCACACTCTTCATGGAGCTTCTCATTGCCTTGCTGGAGTGCGACGTCTCGCATCTCAGATAGTGTGGCTTCATCAACCTTTGGCTTACCCGTTTCAGTTACTTTGGTGAACCGAGCCTGACGAAAGTTTTGCAAAGCCCATGCAATGTGCTGACGACTTGTAGGGTTAAAGTCAATCAGACGAGTCATAGGAGCACCAGCTATATAGCCTTTGGTTTTATTAGATCGTTTTGGTGTATAAATTTTGCCTGGGACATAGACAAATCTATTAGCAATGGCAGTCTCTAGATCTTCTGCTTCTGTTTGAAGCTCTGACCGAACACGCTCTGCCGCATTGATATCGAAACGAAAACCACTAGCTTCTTGCTGAGCCATAATCTCAGCCATCTTCATCTCAAGTTCAACGCAATCAATCATCAGTCTTATCCTCCTTATTGAAACCAAACGTAAGTTCTTTTTCTTTAGCTGCTTTATCAGCTCGGTTCTTATGACCAAGCTTGGCAATTGCTTCCATAATTTTTAAAGTATCTTCCGTTGTTGAGCCTTTGGGCATACGGCTATTTACGACATCAAATAAAGGGAAAAAGATATCAGAAGCTTCTGTAACTTCTTCTACAGTTAATGGATCATTTTTCTTAGGCATAGTCGTTCATTCTCCGTTGCATTAGTTGCCATAGTTTAAGTGTTACTTCTGTATCTTGAATACAGTAGTCAAGCATCTCTGGGGTGTATTGCTCCCAGTTACCTTCATGTTTTCCAAAGTCTCCTTTGAAACATTTCAGTCGATAGCCCCATGCTTCAAGACTATGACGACCGTAAAGTCGTTGAGGCATCCCTAGTGGACGTCTCTCAAAATCACGGTCTTGAATATGTGGATAAAATAATCGACTGAGGACCAGTGTATCCATCAATGTAGCTTCAGTAGTAAAGTCAGGAAACTGCTCTTTGATTAATGGAACATCAAAATTAATAATATTGTGCCCAATTAATACATTTGCTTGCTCAAGTTTTTTTACTCCTTGGAGGATACTCCGTTCAGGCTGATGATCAAAAACAGTAGTACTATCATCGTCAGCATCACGCATAACGATGCAGTGAATACGAGATCCTCTACGCAGCAGTCCTGTGGATTCAATATCAAATAGTAGCTGTGTCTTCGTCATGGGTAGTTGCTGAATCTGTTGGATCATATTCATCCGTTTCAAATGGGTTTTGATCTGGGTAGAGTTCTTCGTCGATATTGCGGTCATATGAATTAGTTGTAAATCTTGGGTCTTCATTGAAGAAGATAGGTTCAATAGAGATAGATACTTCGCGTGCTAGACGTGCTGCTTTACGGAATTCATCTTTATAGTATGTTTCCCACTCATGGGATAGGACAAATATCCTAGTGATTCCCATTAAATGAGCTTGAAATACAGATGATGAAAATGGATAGCGAGTGGTATAGATAATGGAACCAACTGTATTGGTACCTGCTTTAGCAGAGGCAGCAATAGCATAAGTTAAACAATCAACCTCTACTTTGCTGTCTGTTAATAGTGATCGCCCATCACCAATAATTTCACGTCCTCGAACAATAATGCAGCCACCAGGAGCAGTAGGGTGTGTTGATGCTTTGGCAACGGCTTCAGCTACCTGCATAAAATAACGATCTTTATTTTTAATATAAGTTGGATCACCTTTTGGACTTGTCATACCTCACACAATATAATCTTTGTCTCTATATTAGGTAGTGAACAAGTATATTGCGAGCAATAAAAAATGAGTTTTTCAGATTTCAGTATGGGTTCATTCATTGGTGATGACTATTTAGGCAGCAGCTTTAATTTAGGATCAATCAAAGGTAAAACATCTGACGATATCATTTACTTTGGTCGTAATGATGAAGTGAATAGCCCTGCTCACTACACTCGTGGTAGCCAAGAAGCTATTGATGTAATTGAAGAAGCAATTCAAGATGCCCCTTCAGTGAAGGCAGGGATGTTGCAAGCACAAGCATTAAAGTATTTGCTACGCATTTGGTTAAAAGAGGATTCTAAAAAAGATGCAGAAAAAGCAAGGTGGTATCTTAATCGACTTATTGATTCACTCTAGAAATATAGCTGCCGACAGGCAGCAACAACTTCAACATCGTTTGAAAAATATATTTTGATTTTTAATACAAAGAGTTTCATGGGGCAAAATATGGTCTTTAAGAATTTTGTAGGTATCTTCAATATCAGAAGAAGGGTGGTAAAAATATAAAGAAATACCATCTGATAAATCAGGATTTGATGGTACATACCATGCTGATGGTTTTAGATTATCTAAGTTCTCAAAATCAGGAGAGACCCAACTATTAAGTTCTTCGATACGTTGAGCAGTTTTTATAATGTGCTGTTCATGTGCAGGATCTGTTGGAATATTACATACGTTATTGAATTGCAAAGCGTGCTTCCACGTTAATGTACCATCTTTTAAAATCAACCTACAAGGGTGGACTTTAATACCAGACGGTAGCGAATAAAAAAAGCTGGAAGCAATATGCTTACTCATCAAATTTTACCCTTATTATCTTCGAAGTACTCAAGATCTTTTGCCCAATTATCTCCAGCGTATTCATTGTAAATAATTCGCCCAGCATCCCTGAACGTACTATAGAAAAGAGAGACTTTATCCATATCATTCAGTGTTTGATCGAGAGGTGGACCGTAGATAAGAACATTCCATGTTGAAGGTGATACAGCCTCAAACCCAGTAGCTGTTGCCCTTAGTTGCTTGATTCTTTTAAAAGGGATACAAATTGGATAATCCCAAATAACAGGAGCAGCTCTAATTAATTCAGAAGCACTACAGAAATAAACAAAGCTATTTATGAAACCATTCCTATATTCGTTAATAGTTTTAGTTAACCATATTCGACAATCTCTAACAGCTCCTTTGGGAGAAACCCAAACATTACCATGCCAGTGCTCTTGAAGTGGATTAACTTCAATAGAAGGAACAGAGGTAGCATTAACTAGGACTTGCTGAACCGGGTCTGAAGTAGGATCAAAGTCAATACTTCCCATAACTGTCCGAGCTCTTTCAATTAATTCAGGAGTTGGATATAGAGGAAGCTTAAGTCCTTTTGCAGCAAGCTTATCCGCTAAATTCTTCTGCGATCGCTCTAAGGCTTTCTTGGCTCCGACCTGCTTCGATTTCAAATGTTCTTGTTCCAGCATCACTAATCAAGGTAATAAGTACGTTTTTAGACCAGTCATTTTCATCAATTGAAGACATGAGATCACGTAAGAATGTGAGAACATCTGCATCTTCTTCACGCTCTGCTACATGAATATCAAATTCAATTGAAGTGCCTGACATGAAAGTAGTCGAGTCATTTAATAAGTTGATAACTAAAGAACCAGCACCCTGAGCTTCAACACCACGTAAAGCTATATCAATCAAATCAGAAAGGATTAATTCAGCAGTAGCCAAGAGGAATTTTTGTTCGTTCTCTTTTTCTGTTCCGAATTTATCAGATTTAATTAATTGTTTGATTAGATCGTTTCTTCTAGACATATAAAAATGACTCTTGTATAAGGATAAGTAATTTAATAATCATCTGTGGAGTTTTCTTCGTTGTCAGTAGGATTTTTAAGGCTATCTGGGTTAATAATATTTGATTGACTAGAATGACGTCCAGCCAACATGTCACCTATAACAGCATCTATGCGGTCAGCAAAATGACTATCAGGTGCAAAAGTTAGATTAGACCTTTCATCAAGCTCCTGCTGATCAATCATTTTTGCTTGCTGTTCAATTGCAAGTTCAACGTTATACTCAGCTATTTGTTGTTTTAACGTATGGAGCTGACATTGCAACTCAAATGAATCAGCATAGCTATCATCATCTACAAAAACGCCAATATTTTGAGGGATGAGATGAAAAGGATTGCAGCAATATTTGTTGCCACATGTAGTTTTGACTCCAGCAAATCCAAGATCTCCCCAACTAAACCACATCGCAACACGTTGTGGATGGTGCTGAGTTGAACTAGAAATGCCATGCCGTCTCCAAGAGAATTGTGGTTGATCAGTTCTTTTGTTAATACATCCTTCCCAATTCCAGCATTCATCTGGGTTTCTGATATCAACTTGAGACCAAAACTTAAGAGCACGTTTGCGCTCACGTTTTAATAGACGGTTGATATCTAAAGACAGTCGGCCTTCTCTAGCCGCTGCAACACAACGTACACAAGCCTGATGGCTATCAAACCTCATTGAGTGTGAGCTGAAGCGACCTATAGAATGACCTGCATATAAACATAGCTCACCTTCTTCAGCAGTATTAGACAACTGAAGATTACGCCTGCCATATGTATGACCACCCACCTTCTTATTAGGCTTAGCCTCAGCCATTAAAATTCCCCCTCAGCTCGTTTATGTGTACCGCCATGAGTTGGATACTGTTCTTCTGTTGGAAGCAAATCAAGGTTACTATTAATCATATATTCATAGCGAGTGCTATTTTCGTATTTGATACGTACCAATTTAGCTCTAGTCGAATAATACTCAGGCTTGCCAACAATTAATGCTGGTAAATTATTAAGACGAACAATAACACGTTGGCCGATTTCAATATCTTGTGCAAGCATACTTATACCTATTATGTATTTAAAGTGTAATTAATGAATGGAAGTTATGTGGAATAGCTTTTAAAAATCGTTCAGAATATGATCTTCATTTAATGGATCATCAGATGGACGTTTCCAAATACGTACTGATTTTTGCTTACCAGTCAGTGGGTCTTTCCTAGAAGTAACTAGACGTCTCCAGCCCATAGATTGAAGGACGTCAGCAACCCTTCGACCTTCTCTCCTTGATTGGCTTCTAGGGTCAAGCTCAAGTGCATTAGAAAGCACTTCAGCTGCTGTGACTTCATCTCTGATAGAGACATAGCCTGCAACTTTATCAATCCAAGGATCAGGATCACCAAACTCTTGAATATATTCTGATATTGCAGCAATCTCCCCACTATTAAATTCATATCCGACGTTGCTTCTATAAGCAAATACAGCAGCGGCCCAAATACTATCGCGCTCTTCAATTAGCTTTTGCCAAGGGATTTGAAATTGAGAGCCAATTTCTAATGGAACAAAGCGTCGATTACCCGTACTATCAACAAGAAACTGATTACGATTGGTAGTACCAATCATTACAAACCTTCTAGCTAATTTAGAAGGTAAGGAAGCATAGGGGTAACGTACTTCATCAACTCTGCTCGTTATGAGATTTTTAAAATTCTCAATATTTCGAACATTAAAGTAATTATCGATCTCAGGTAATTCAAGCAGCCACGCCATATGAAGGCGATACTGCTCTTTCATGAGAGTATCTAAAGGGA